ATGTGTGGACGTTTTTCACAGTCAATGACGCGTGAAGACTATCTCGGCCTGCTGGCTGATGAAGCCGAACACGATATTCCCTACGATCCCAAACCAATCGGACGTTTTAACGTGGCGCCTGGCACCAAAGTGCTGCTACTGAATGAACGCGATGAACAGCTGCATCTTGATCCGGTCCTGTGGGGATACGCTCCGGGATGGTGGGATAAACCACCACTGATTAATGCCCGCTCCGAAACCGCGGCCAACAGCAGAATGTTTAAGCCTCTCTGGCAGCATGGTCGCGCAATTTGCTTTGCTGATGGCTGGTTTGAGTGGAAAAAAGAAGGATACAAAAAGCAGCCCTACTTCATCCATCGAGCCGATGGCCAGCCGATATTCATGGCGTCGATCGGCAGCACACCATTTGAACGTGGCGATGAAGCAGAGGGTTTTCTGATAGTGACGGCTGCGGCCGACAAAGGACTGGTCGATATTCACGACAGACGACCGCTGGTATTGTCACCAGAAGCTGCTCGCGAATGGATGAGGCAGGATGTTGGTGGGAAAGAGGCTGAGGAAATTGCAGCCGACGGATCCGTACCGGCTGATAAATTTATATGGCACGCCGTGACGCGTGCCGTCGGGAATGTTAAAAATCAGGGTGCGGATTTAATTAATCCCGTCACTTAACCTGAAGCAGGTCCTCATAGCGGGTGGTGTATCGTGGTGAGAGCATCTCTCTCTTCATCGCCCACTGCTGCTGGATACCCTGTCCGGCAAAATACAGTGCCCCTCTGCCCTCCTTCGCATTGAGATGATCCAGAACCTCCATCAGCTTCTCACCACCCCGGCGCGGCGCATTATCATCAAACAGATTCAACTGGGCTATACCCTGACTGAAGAAGTCTCCCAGCATTACACCCGCCTTCTGATATCGGTGACCGTCTTTCCAAATAGCATCCAGGCTCCGCGTCGCTGCTGAAATGATATCCCGGCTGTCCTGGGTCGGCGTGAGCAGCTTTACCGAGGCGCTGTTGCCATAATAAGGCTCGCTCAGTGCAAAGGGTGACGTTTTGACAAAGGTGGATATGAAGCGGCAATACTGATGCTCGCCACGCAACTTTTCCGCAGCGCGCGACGCATAGCTGCAGATGGCCTGCCGCATAGCGTCATATTCGGTAATTCGCTCCCCGAACGATCGTGAGCAAACAATCTCCTGCTTTACAGGGGCAAATTCCTCCAGTTCAAGACAGGGTTCGCCGCGCAGTTCGCGCACCGTTCTCTCCAGGACAACATTGAAGTGCTTCCGGATAAAACGAATATCAGTATCAGCCAGATCCAGAACCGTCTTAATCCCCATTGCCTCCAGCTTTTTGCTGATACGGCGCCCTACTCCCCATACTTCATCAACCGGAAGTGCAGCCATCAGTTTACGCTGGCGATCCAGATTAGATAAATCCACCACCCCGCCCGTTTGTCTCTGCCATTTTTTTGCAGCATGATTCGCCAGTTTCGCCAGAGTCTTTGTCTGGGCAATACCAACGCCAACCGCCAGCCCCGTATTTTGATAAACAGCATCTTTTAATTCCCGCCCAAAATCCTCCAGAACACGACAATTCCTGACACCAGCAAGATCACAGAATGCCTCGTCTATTGAATAAATTTCGCAGCGTGGCGACAACGCCTCCAGCGTGAACATTACCCTGCTGGACATATCCGCATACAGTTCATAATTGCTGCTGAAACAAACCACGCCATATCGACGGAATAAGTCCTTCTGCTTAAAATACGGATCCCCCATTTTCACACCAACCGTTTTGGCTTCAGCGTTACGGGCAATAACACAGCCATCGTTGTTTGAGAGAACCACAACCGGCCTTCCTTTCAGATCTGGCCGGAACGCAGTCTCACAACTGGCATAAAACGAGTTAACATCAACCAGAGCAAACATGTTCAGCTTGCCGCTTTAACGATAAACGTCACAACGCCAAAGATATCCAGCGTGTCTTCGCTGCTTATCATAATGGCCGCATACGCACTGTTTTCAGGAACAAGCATGACGCTCGGGTGCAACTGCAGACGTTTAACAGTGAACTCCCCGTCTACAGCAGCGATAACGATATCTCCATGCGCAGCCTTTCTTGATCGATCGACCACCAACAAATCACCATTACTTATCCCCGCCCCATTCATGGAATCACCGGACGATTTCACAAAATATGTTGCGCTGGGGTGTTTCACTAACAGTTCATTTAAATCAATACGCTTTTCAACGTAGTCCTGCGCCGGAGATGGAAAGCCACAGGGAACAAGATCGCTGAACAAGGGGAGCCCAACTATCTGGCGCAGCTCTACTGGTGAATAAAACATCATAATAAACTCACTCACATTAATACTGTTTATATATACAGTATATACTGACGTTATACACAGTAAAGAGGAGTTAAAGCATGTTCGTGGAACTCGTTTATGACAAAAGGAATTTTGATGGTCTGCCCGGTGCAAAAGATATCATTCTGGGCGAATTGACCAGGAGGGTTCACCGGATTTTCCCCGACGCTGATGTCCGGGTTAAACCGATGATGACATTGCCGGCGATCAACACTGACGCCAGTAAGCACGAGAAGGAACAGATAAGCCGTACTGTTCAGGAAATGTTTGAAGAGGCTGATATGTGGCTGGTTTCAGATTAAACGCCTTGAACCGTCATATTGCTTAAGTACAATCCGCCGTGACTGGCAATCATTCAATACTCGCACTATCGGACGTGAGCCAGTCGGCCGCAATCATGCTCTTGCATACGGCATGGTTGCGGCAGTTATAATTTTTACGACTGAGTATCCTGCTGATTTTGCTGGCGCTCCCGTTCAGCTTTTTCTATCGCTTCACGTGTCTCTTTCTGAATCCTGTTCCAGATACTGTCTTCCGGCATTTCCACACGCACAGACACAAAAGAATCTGCCGGAATATCGACAGGCTCACCGTCAGCCACTGTCTCTGTAAACACGCCGTCAATATCGGTGTTCCCTATTCTGTTCTGAGCAAAAGGAGGCGCGGAGGGATGAACCCGGTGATACGTTCTGACCAGTACAGAGCCATCAGCATTGACTTTGTAGTCCAGCCAGATGCGGGGTTGCTTGTTTCTGTCGACAGGGATTTCAAAACCGCCATCGATCCCACCCCATGCAGCATCAGCATTCAGGCCCATACAGCCGGTGATAAGATATTGTCCCGTATCAATTCGTTCAGATACACAACCTTCGGCTTCTGTTGTGCATTCAGATGTTCCGTCACTAAACAGTTTCAGCACTGGCGAAGCTTTTTTTATGAATCCATTTCCGTCAGTTATCGTGTTTCGGGTATGCCAGAAATAAGCAGGAGCTTCGTAATACCACATATTCCCCACGGGAGCGTATTTCGGAACCACAATACCACAGACAGGTACGCCACCGTTTGAATAAGAAAACAGCTGAAAATTCATTTCAGCTGCGGAATCATCTGGCCATGGACGCAGGTTTATCAGGCCAATAGCCCTGTCTGCTGCTAACCCTAATATCTGCCCGGTATGAATACCCGCGGTAATCCCCATAGGATATGCACTCGGTACAGCATATGAAGTGATTCCTCTCATATCTTCCGGATACTTCGACATTACTGCAGTTCCTTCTGGCGCAGCCGTTGTGTTGCGTGTGGCAGCGGTTCCCGTCGTTGCGGCGCCATTGCGCTTCATAGGAGATAGCGTTCTGCGCCTGGTCCCAGCTCACGCGCATCGTTTCGACGCTGATATTCTGCTGCACCACTGAAAAGGAGCTGATCACGATGTTCGCAGGCGGCGACTGGTTACCCGGCGGGATCACACTCACCGGCCGCTGGTCAATGATGGCTCCGGTATCAATACGGGCATATTTATCCGGATCGTGCCATGCGCCAGTAATCGAGAAGGTACCATCATTGTTATCGGAGACACTGACAACACGATACTGCTGGGCGTAAAGTTCATCTGACTCAACCACCCAAACAGCTTCGGCCTGTGGCGTCTCGCTGTATGCCGTAGTGACTGTGACTGATTTCCCGTTCACAGCCTGAATGGTCCTGCTCTGCGACGCGCCGGAGGGGAGATTGAGAATCAGGCGATCACCTGCTGCTGCATCAGCAACGCGGTCAAGTTTTATCACACGACCGTTAACGGCACTGATGCGGCCGCCCATAACTTTGCCGGACAGAAGCTCGTCTGACACGGCGATGATGTATCCCGGCTGCGGAATGTTTCCGTCCAGGCCAACATCAAACGAAACAACGCGATCCTTGTTGTTGGTGAGAATACCCCAGCGCCCCTTTCGGTTAGCTTCTGACTGCCTGGTACAGCCGATGGCTGTCATTTCCAGCTGATTAAATCCGTACCGAGCCACCAGAGGCTGCTCAAACACCGGCTCCATCGCATCCGCATAGGCATTACCCGGATCAGACCAGGAAACCAGTGCCGTGGTATACCGCGTTTTTGTCGTGCTGCTGGAATAGGTAAAGCGTCCTTCGATAACGTTAGCGCGGGTGTAAGCGTAATCCACATCTCTTGGCATATCAGCAAGCGCAACAATCTGATCACCGCCCCAGTACGTCATACCCCGAAATATAGCCGCAAAGTCACGCAACACAGTGTAAGCGTCATTCCTGTCCTGAACATAGACGTTACAGGTATAGCGTGGTTCGGTCCCGTTTCCACCCTTTCCGTCCGGTACCTGCTGATCGCAATACTGCGATACCTGGTACAATGTCCATTTATCGATGTTGGCTGCAGTCAGGCGATTACCCAGACCAAAGCGATCGGTAATCACCAGATCGTAAAAAATCCACGCCGGGTTATCGGTCCATGCCCATTTAAATGCCCCCTGCCATGTACCGCTGTAAACCCTCGTTTCAGGGTCGTAATTATCAGGAACACGGATCACGCGCCCGCGAGGCTCACAGGAGATCTGCGGTATTGAACCGTTAAACTGACTCGAGTCGAATTCGATGTACAGCAGCGCGGTATTCGGGTACCGGAAACATCGCGGCGGATGCCTCTGGCTGATGCCCGCTTTGCCATCAGTCCTCCTCTGGCTCTTCCTCCTCTGCTTCAGCATCCTGTACCCTCTCCGCCATCTGATCGCGCAGGTCATCGATAACGCTCTGCACGCGAGAAACCGCAACAGGCGTTAATGCACAGTCACGCTCAAGTACATCAGGGAGGGTTTCAAGTACCATGACGACGGCTTTCGCCATCAATGAGAATTCGCGCGCAACTTCATCGGCGGGAATGAGCTGCCCCGTGTCCTGCTCAAACTTAAGTCGCTCATTCTCAGCTTTCCAGTGGGAAAGCCTGTCCGATGGCGGCATGTCATCGATATTGGCTGACACAGTAGGGATCATCAGTTCGGTCAGAATGTCGGTGATCAGGTAAAGCTTTAATTTGCTGTTGCTACCTGGTGCCGGTTCAATATTTTTCAGCCTGGAGGCAACCGTCTGACGGTGTACGCCAGTGATCCGCAACAACAAACTCACTGATACCACTTTGATCATCAGTTAATAAGGAATTTTTATGTCTCAGTTAGACAGCGGTACCTTCAAGCAGGTCAAAGACCTGGTTCTTTCCGGTTATCACCTGAATGATATTCATGGCCTGGCTTGCCCAACCGCATTACTGCCAGAGGGTACTGGCGTTGAAAGTCTCGAGCGCTTTACTCTGGAGCGTTTCCGATTCCGTGGTGCAATGACAACAACCAGTATTGACGATTTCGCACGTTATTCTAAAGGTTACGCCAGCGCCAGCGAGCCAGCTCGTTGCTTCATTGATGCTGACAACATGACCGCTCGTTCAGTGTTCAACATCGGCACCCTGGATAATCCCGGTCACGCCGATAACGTTGCTTCGATCACCCTGAAGAAAACCGCGCCCTTCCGCGCGTTACTGCAGATCGATGGTCAACGTCTGAAGCAAAAGCAAATCGCCGAATGGCTGGAAGACTGGAGCGATTACCTGCTGGCGTTTGATGCTGATGGCAATACGATGCAGATTTCCCAAGCGGCTCAGGCTGTACGTCGTATCACTATTCAGCAAGCAACCCAGCAGGACCATGAAACTAGTGATTTCGCTGGTAAAAAATCACTGATGCAAAGCGTTGAAGCAAACAGCAAAGACGTAATGCCTGTGGCGTTCGAGTTCAAATGTGTGCCGTATGAAGGTCTAGGCGAACGCCGCTTTAGCTTGCGTAACAGCCTGCTGACCAGCGATGACCCCTGCTTTGTTCTGCGCATCGTCCAACTTGAAGCTCAGGAAGAAGAGATCGCCAACGAATTCCGCAATTTGCTGATCAGCAAGTTCGAAGGTGAATCAGTGGAAACTTTTATCGGAATATTTAAACCATAAGAGATTTCGATCCCCGTCCTTAAAAAGGGTGGGGATTTTATGAAGCAAAACCGGAAAATTGATCGTAAAATATCTCATCACTCAATGAAACATAATAATATTTAAAAAGGTATAGAAATGGGACTATATAGCGATAATAAAATAGTTAATTCAATAAAGGAAACAAATACTATAATTAGTAGAGATCTTGTTAGGTTTGAAGAAATGTCCAAGAAATCTGCCAAAAAGAAAGATAATAGCATATCTTTATTCTATAACACATTGGACTCAGCATGGTCGACTTTTATATCAATAATAAATAACAACCCACAACATTTAGATGAGAATACAGTTTTTAATCAAGATACTATATTTTCGCGCATGGAATTTCGAGTTGACGATTACAAGGAAAACAAGGTTTATTTTTTATCCAACTTGTTAAGAGTATTGTACGAGTACTATTTCTGGACAGGAACTCGTTCTATTGTCACGTCTAACTTTATCACAGACAGCAAATTGACATTATTAGAAAACACTTTCAAGGATAATGAAAGCAAATACCAATTTGCATGGATTCGAGACAAACTACCTATTTCACTTATGAAGTGGTTACTAAACAGTAACAAACTAACTGATGCTAGAAATTTTATATCAGATCTTGACAAAAACAAACGGAAGTTTCTCGATGATATTTCTAGCAACTTAGATATGGCTATTGATAAAATTAACAAAGACACTGAAGCATCCATATCCTTAATATCTGCTAATTTTAATGACATTAAAAAAACTATTGTAGACGGAAAACTAGAAGCCGATGCTAATTTAAAATATGTGGATGAATCAAGGGAGGAAATTAAGGCGCTAGAAGAGCGTGTGAGAAACTTAAAATCAGAGTATAATTTTGTTGGGTTAAGCTCTGGTTTTAACATAATAAAAGAAAAAAAAGAGAAGGAGCTTTCTACAACAGAAATGAATTATAAAAATTTATTTGGGACTGTATTCATTGCTCCTGTGATTGCTGTAATAATTCATTTTGCCTTCCCTGACTTATATCCTAAAGATTATTCAGCAATCTTCATTTTATTCCCATTTATTACTATTGAGATGGCAATTATTTATTTCTTCAGACTTTCATATTTAGAAGCTAAGGCTTTAAGAACTCAACTTATGCAGATTGATCTAAGGCTCAGTTTATGTGCTTTCATTGATGGGTATGTTGAATATAGAAGAAAAAATAACATTGCCATTGAAAAAGTATTAGACTCTTTTGATGCACTTATTTTTAGTCCAATACAAAACAATGAAAATAATATACCTGCAATGTTTGACGGACTTGAGGCTATTGCAGGTGTTGCTGAAAAGGTGATGAAAAAGTAATTACCATATTGAGCTGATTCACATACAAGTATCATCATAATCGTTGTCTATTAAAGCCCGGGTGCAGCCGGGCTGTATGGAGAAAATAATGTCGAGAATGATCCCCTTACTTGACTGGGCAAAAGAGGAATTTGGAGAGCAAGCACCAAGTGAACGTATATTGAAAAAATATGCAAAGGGAAAAATGATGGTACCTCCAGCAATTAAGGTTGGTCGCTGCTGGATGGTTGATCGTAATGCCCGATTTGTAGGGATGCTTGTAGAACCGAAAATTCCGACTTCGGCCAGCCCAAGATTACAACGGATAATTGCTGATGGCTGCTAGACCACGCACTCATAAAATCTCAATACCCAACCTGTATTGCAAGCTCGATAAGCGTACTGGGAAAGTGTATTGGCAATACAAGCACCCTGTTTCAGGACGCTTTCACAGCCTCGGAACTGACGAAGTGGAAGCAAAGCAGGTCGCTACAGAAGCAAATACCATTATTGCTGAACAACGTACGCGGCAGATACTGAGCGTGAATGACCGATTAGCCCGCATGAAAGGGAAAAGAACTGATATCACCGTTACAGAGTGGATTGATAAATACATAGCAATTCAGGACGAGCGACTGAAGAATAATGAGCTTCGCCCAAACTCATATCTGCAGAAGAATAAGCCCCTGAGATTATTCAGGGAGCATTGCGGAATGCAACACCTCAAGGATATTTCGACTCTGGACATTGCGGAGATAACTGATGCGATAAAGGCCGAAGGGCATAACAGAATGGCTCAGGTCGTTCGTATGGTGTTGATCGATGTTTTCAAAGAAGCTCAACATTCAGGTCACGTTCCACCGGGATATAACCCAGCAATAGCCAGCAAGCAGCCAAGATATAAAGTTACCAGGCAGAGGCTGTCATTTGATGAATGGACCAAAATCTACGAGGCAGCCGAGAATCAGCAGCCTTATTTACAATGTGGGATGTTACTGGCATTAGTCACCGGCCAGAGATTGGGAGATATTTGCAAAATGAAATTCTCCGACGTCTGGGATGATATGCTGCATATAGAGCAAGAAAAGACAGGATCCCGGCTGGCATTACCACTGAGTCTAAAATGTGAAATTCTGGGATTAACTTTACGCGAGGTAATCTCAAAATGTCGTGATGCCGTAGTAAGCAAATATCTTGTTCACTACCGACATACTACCTCACAAGCAACCAGAGGTGATGGCGTTTCATCAAATAACCTGACTACAACATTTAAGAAAGCCAGAGATAAATGCGGCATTGAATGGGAGGCAGGAACCGCCCCAACCTTTCATGAGCAACGATCGCTTTCAGAAAGAATATATAGAGAACAAGGAATTGATACACAGAAATTATTGGGACATAAATCAAGAAAAATGACAGACAAATATAACGACGACAGAGGTAAGGATTGGATAGTTGTAGAAGTAAAAACAGGGTGA